TAAGCCAAAAAGCGTGTTCAGGCGTAAATCCTGCTTTTCTAGCTGCTTTGTAGCATTCGTGCAAAGCCATGTAATGTTGATCAATCTTCGTTAATGGCTCAGGAGATTGGCGAACGACACGACGATTGATCTTTTTGCGTTTGATAGGTTTTCGAGTGTTCGCCATAATTAAAATTATGACTTACTGATTAGGACAAAGAGATCATCGACACGCTTCTCAAGTCGAGAACTTTGTAGTTCCAATCTTGAAATGGTGTCTTTGATGCTTGAGCCTCCATTGGGCTTGAGTTCTGCTAGATAAGATTTAATAACCCAGCGCAGACCCACCAATAAACTTGTTAATACCGCGCATACGCCAACGGCGATAGCGACCCAATCGTTTGCTGTCATTTCGCATCGATACCATAATCAACCTCTTTACCAGAAGTAGGATCAATGGCTTTGATTAAGGGAGCAATTAACGCGCCAAGCAAAATTGCATACTCAGGTTTTATATCTCCCACAATGGCAAGAGCCACAGTTATTCCAGAAGCTGCAACAGCTCTTAGGTATGACTTAATTGCTGCCTTATGTTTATTGGTCAGTTTCATTCTTGCTCCTCATCTGGTAGGTCGATTTCTTCAACGATGTTGTTATTTGGCTTGGTTGGGTCGTAGCCGCCGATGCCGTAAGTAATGATTTTCATTATGCCACCCTCAACCACACATGAGGAACAACGGTGCTTATAGTTAATCCTGATGCATTTGAAAACGCTCCAGTTACCGATGCTTGTTGATAACCTAAATTGATATTTGAGGATGGTGTATTATGACTACTTCCCATCAAAAGATTATAAGCTCCAGTAGCCGTTGAAGTTCCATAATAACTATTAGTCGTTGCCGCAACCTGACGATTCCAAGCAGTCCAAAAAACCCCAGCAGGTATAGTTTGATTTATTGTAATTTGATAAGTCGTTGCCGCAGCCGTAACTGATACAGTCCCAGCATCAAGAATTAGATTTCCAGGAACTCCATTGTTGTCGGCATATAGACCCATTCTTACGGTTCCTGTGCCTGAAAAGTTAGAACCAGAAATAAAGGCCAAGCGATCGAATGTTGTTTCCGTTGGAATAAACATTGGTTGGTAATAAGTCGCTTGAGCGTTATAACCTTGTGTCGTGTTATTTCCTGCACCAAGATTTGTTTTGTAATAAACACCAGATTGAAGAATGACCGCTGGAAACTTAGTGAACGCGAAATTATAAGCAGTCTTTACCGCATTAGGAGTCGCAGCAGTCGTTGTGCTTGTGCTCGATACTGAATCTGTTAATTGCAATACTCCAACAGCAGATGTTGTGCCAGTAGAGACTGAAAGGTTTGCAGCTGATGAAGTGCCAGCGTTTGTGATTGGTGCATTGACTGTTACAACGCCTGATGAGCCTTGTGCGCCAGTTGCGCCTGTTGCGCCTGTTGCGCCTGCTGGCCCTTGCGTGCCTACTTCTGACACAGTAACTGTATTATTTACAGGCGTAACTGATACAGAATTAACTACCTCAGTGACTGTTAAGGTATTGCTCATCTAGTTACCTCAGCTGAAACAATAACTGACCCTTGAATTAAACGAGTAACAACATTTGAAGCTGATGTTATCTCTAGGTCATAAACATAAGTTCCGGGCGTAAATGCAGCAGTTTGAGTTGATGTAATTGTAATTGTCAATAATCCTGTTGCAGCGGTAATGACAATTCCAGCACTAGAGGTCAAACTTAAAACTGTGGTCGTGCTTTCATAACTGCTTCTGATCTGCATAGCAGCTGTGTAACCAGTTAGATTGATTGCTGCTCCTGCGCTGTCTTTGTATGTTAAGGCTAAACTATAAGTCGCGCCTTGATCGATTGAGATTTTATAGTTATCAGCCAATTTTTCCTCCTAGTAGTGGGATGTTAAAAAAATCGCCTTTTTGATTTGGCTTAAATGAAATATGGATATGCCGATGATGGGGATTTATGCCGCGATATTTAACAAACTTCCAAAATGATTTAGCACTAGCAATTTTGCCAGCATGGATTACATACAGAATACGCTTATCTGTTTTTGCTGCCTGTCGAATCTGATCTGCCAAATCGAAACTAACTCCTTCTTGGTTAGAAAGGCGAGCGTCAATGTCGATGGCGCATACTTCACCCTGTTCATTTGGGTTATGCTGACTAACTCTGGCTGAATGACGAGCATCACCAATCCACCCATCGCTGGCACGCTTGCGATCAGGGAAGCAATCATCAGTTTGCTCTCTTAACTGAACAGCAGCTTTAGATAACCAAGTTTTCATTAGCCATTAAGTAATGCAGAAATTTGATCGTCAGTAAAACCTAACTCCTTGAGTTTGGCTAAACCTTGCTCACGATTTAATTGTGTAACTTCTTTTTGAGTAGGCCTTGCAACATGAGCGGAAATTGCAGCTTTTAATTCATCTTCGGTTACAGTTGAATTATCTGCTGGGATAATAACTTTTTTCTTAGGATCATTAAAATCAGCACACAACCCTTGACCGCCTAATTCTTGATCAAGTTGAGATAAATTTATTTCTTTTGATGTAGTTGCCATAATTTCTCCTTATGCTAAGTTCATTACAAATATATTGCGATTTTGAAAATAAGCTGTTCCAGCAGTATTTCCTACTCTATATTGCGCAGTAAATGTATTTGAACCAGCAGTTAATGTTACAACATAAGCAGCAGACGCAGTCATTATTCCTGAAGCAGTTTCAATCGATAATCTCCTTGTATCGCTTGATGCAGTAGTTGTTGCACCACTTACTGCAAACGACATATAGGCTTGAGCATTTCCAGCATCATTTTGAACTTGGGATGTTAAAATTACTAACGCTTTTGTGCCTGTTGTAACTGTTACTGCTGGACCTGAGGTTGCCAAATTAGTGTAAGTAGTTGAAGTAGTGCTTTGTTGTGTGGCAACTGTCGCGGTTGCGTTTGCTGGAATTGCTGCTGCCGCTGTTTGCCATTCAGGAGCAGTTGCTCCAGCATTCATTGTAAATATTTGACCAGCAGTTCCTTTAGCGATACGCGCTTTGGTCGTGGCTGATGTGTAATAATCGAGATCACCAGAAGCAGTTCCGGGATTTAATGATTTAACTGAAGTATCAATAGAAGTGCCAAGTGTTCTAATAGCTGACGCACCATCTTTAACCAACGCGGTGTCGTCAGGTGTTGTCCATGAATAGTTGGTGGTTATTGCCATCGTTCTCCTTTAGGCGACTATTGTCGCATTTTCCCATGTAAGTATAGCGGATAGAGTGTTCCAAGCCTCACCGACAGGCACAGTATTCCATCGCATAGCTGTTTGGCTGTAACTGACTGGCGAAATTGTCAAATTCAAAAATAGTTGGTTATAACTGACAGTCCAAGACCATCCCTCAACATAACCCTCAAATTGAGTTCCTGAAATTTGCATAGGAAGGTTTTGAATATTAATTGGCATTCCAATGAATACGCTCAATAAAGCATTTCTGGTCGCATCGGTTAATTCTGGGCTAGTGATTGGAAATGTGATGCTGTCAAAAATAGGTTGAGGATAAGCTCTTTGATTGATATATCGATCGGCGACAGTTTGAGCATCGGTGGCATCATGCAGACTTGATTGAATTGTTTCAGCTTTGTATCCATAAAGAGCTATTGAAGCTGTTGAACTTGAAGTTTTTTGAGATCCATAATTATTGCCATAATTTATATAAACATTGTTTCTAATATCACCTGATCGAGTTGTGACTTTCAAGCCTTTACCCAAAGCATCATTAGCATTCAAGTCGGTGTAGCCATTGGCTAAAAGATAATTTTGCCTATGATTAGCATCGGCGTAACCAATGTTGCCATTGTTGTCCTCATATAAATAACCAAAAGCGGAATTGGCTATTTGCGCTGCAACATTATAGACAGAATTTGCAATGGCAGCTCTGTTTTCCATTGTGTAATTACCCGGCTTATCGATTTCACCTAATCCAATGTTTTCAGCATTAGCCCATGTTGTAGTTGCAGTATAGGTAGTCCATGTTTGAGTTGTAGATACTTCATTCCACGAATTAAGCAAAGTTGTTGCTAAAGTTGAATAAATCTGATTGCCGTCAAAATCTTGAGATAAAGTGTCGTTAAATATAGTTTTTTGAAGTTTAGCCAATGATCCCAATGCAATTAAAGTATATCGAATTTCTGTTCCAGCTGATCCAGTAGCACCAACTTCGGTTGTAATATCGGTTATGTTGCCACCAAATAAACTTACATAAGTTCCTGAACTATTTTTAATTTGTAAAGTTAATCCATCATTTATTGCAAAACTATATGTTTGACCATTTAATGCAACTATTTGTGCCTGAATATATGAAGCGGCAGGTTGAGTGTAGATATTTGAGCGACCTGATCTATGACTCAAATTGGCAATAGTTACATTTGTGTAATTTGTGCCATTTACAGTCAATTTCCAGACTGGGCTAAAAACTGTCATCTTTGTGAATAAGTAGAGGCGTAAATCCCACCGCGATCAGCTGAATTGTTTAATGCATCGATAATTGTTCTAGCTGTGCCTTCGCTATCTATTGCGCCATTTACTGTTAAGTTAATTGTAGTTCCACCTGCTTGACCAAATGGAGTGCCTGTTGTTTGTTGAGCCACCAATGCACTTCCTTGCCTTTCCAAAATAGCAAATTCAGCTGATAATTTGTCAAATTGGGATTGAGCAGCTTTTGTGCTGATGCCGCCAGTAGCAACTTGAAAAGTCAATTCGCTAAATTTATTTTGAACGGCGGTTAATCGATCAACCAAATTAGGAAGGCTAGTTGCGCCAGCAATTCCGGCAATTCCGCCACCTCCACCGCCACCTCCTCCGCTTGTTCCAATACCTCCAAGACGACTTCCACCGCCTGTAAAACCACCAACCGATCCACTTGAAACTCCAGCACCAGTTTGATAACCGCCTGAAAGAGAACTACCAGCTGCACCGACTGGACTTATTTTTTGAATATCACTTCCACCTTTAACTAAATTAATTCCGTCAATTACTTTATTAATTGCTGAAATAATAAAATTCAAAACTGGGGTAATAGCACCGACAATGGCTCCAAAAGCATCAATGATTGCTGCGGCAGCTTTCGCACCAACATCAAGCAAAAATCCAAATACGCTTTGAACGATTGGAAAAACTTTATCTTTCATTAATAAGAAAAATTCCTCAAATTTATCTCGATTTCTTTCAATAGCATCTCGAACTATGTCAAATGCAGCTTTAAGTTTTTCTATAATGGGAACGCCATATTCAAAAATATAACCAATAAATTTTTCTATTACTGGTAGCAGCGCATAACCAACAGCTTCTTTTGCCTCATTAAATCCTACTTTGAGGCGATCAATTCGACCTTGAAAGGTTTCGGCATTACGGCTTGCCGCACCACCATACAAATCGGATAGCAATTGAGTTTCATCTCTAAAACCCATAGTTTTAGCTTGAGCAGCTGTAATGCCAATGCCAAGTTTTGCCAATTGAGTATCTTGACCAGCATAGGCTTTAGAGAGGGCTTCCGTTACTGATGATAAATCTTTGCCAGTTCCTTTTGAAATATCAATTGCAAGGTTTAACAATTCCTGTGATTTTGTGACATCCCCGGTTGCAACGCTCAATCTCTGAAAGGCTGGTCGTAAATCATCGTCTGCAATACCAACAGCCAATGAGGTTTTTGTAATGTAATCCTCAGTTGCCTTTATTTGGGCATCAGTAGCCCCTGTGGCAGACTTTAATGCACTAGCTAACCTTAACTGGGCAGCCTCATCCTCAATCGCCGCTTTGACCCCATCAACGGCTAATTTGGTGGCATAAGCACCAGCTGCTGCTGCCGCTGCGGCAAATACCAATCCAGCCTTTTTGCCAAAATCCGATACCTTATCGCCAAATCCTTGAACCTCATTAGCACCAGTATTAAGACTTTTCTTTAATTCATCGACATCGGCAAGGATTGAAAGTTTAAGTGTGCGACTGCCAGTTGTTGCCATTATGCCCACTCCTTAAGAATGCGATCAAAACTCTGTTCCCATTTATGAATCAATTCAGGCTGAATTCTGCGAAGGGTTGGATAAATGAACCATCCGCGAGATCCACGACCCTGTCGCCCAGAATATGAAGGGAACTGTTTGAATTTATTTGAACCAAACTCAAGACCACCCCACAAGATTTGCGTAGTAGCACCACCTGAAAACTTTTGTCGTGCGAAACCATAGCTGAACTCACCGATTTTGCTTGTCTTAGAGATGCTAACGCCATCTGCAACTCTCTGGACTGCTTTGCCAGATTTTTCTCTAGTTCGAGCTGTCGCTTTAATTTCCTCAGATGCAAAATACGCCAAAGCCGCAGATTGATTTCTTGCTTCCTCTGTTGCCTGTTCATCCATTGCTTTGAACGCTTTAAGAATATCGCGCATGTCTGATTTATTGTAAGCAATTGTCTCACTCGCCATTCCTTTGCTCCAATATCTCGATTGCTGTCAATATGTCGTCTGCATCAACCCATTCACTCATTGGTATATGTGTTGCTATCGCCAACTGAACCAATAATCTGTTTAGGCTTCCTTCTCTGTGGCTTTTGGGTTTGCATCACCGACTATGACATCTGTGACAGTTTCCATCCAAGCATCATAGGCTTTGACTGGCTTTCCAGCTGCTTCGCGCTTATGTGCATGATAAGCAAGAAACATAAGATCAGAAATGCCCATCTTTTCCTGTGCTTGCCCAATGGTAAATCCTGTCTGCTTTTCCCATTTCGCCCACTCAGGCGGTTGGGCAATATAAGTTGCTTGCTCGCCTGAGTTATATTCAATTGTAATTGGTAGTTTCATTGTGCTCCCGTTTTTCTATTATTAGCTAACTGTTAAGGTTGGCTTTGCTGTGCATTGTAGTGTGAATGAAACCTGTTGTGCATCTTTTCCATTTCCATTTGGATTTGGAAATGATGGATATACGCTTCCAGTAAATACTGCGCCTGTTGCAGCTGTGAAGGTATAGGCAAGACCTGTATCTGGAGCTGAGGATGCTTTGTCCCAAAGCAATTCGCAAAGTGAGAAAGTTCCACCTGCGCCTGATGCGCCCCAATCAGCAAGGATTGTTAGATCCATTGTTGCATCATAATCGATTGTCTTGAATACGCGACCATCAAGAGTTTCATACGCTTGACGATCTAAAGTTGTGTTTAACGCAACTGAAATTGCTTGGGCATCATAAGACTTACTATCGATAGTAAGGCTCAAATCGCGCCCTGTGATAACTGTGGTTGCCACTTTGATCTCCTTAGGTTTGGTTGTAGTAAGTCGAAACCCTTATATCTGCAATTAGCAGAGTTGATGCTCCTACTTGACTCACTGTTGGTCTTTCGACTGAACTGACTTCATATCCTGATGGGATAACTGCCAGAACGCTCATGAGTAGTTGCTCGATATTGTCCAGCGATGCTGGATTGCTATTGTAAGCAACGGCAACTGAAATGGTCATATTGACTTTGCATTTGATGACCGATTTGTTAATTAAATCAAATTCTAAATATGGTGAATCTGGAACGCAGACCACAGCTGGAGGAATAACTGACTCTGGAACAAAAGAATAAACATTTCCTGCGACAGTTGATAATGCAGTTGCAAGTGGTTGTCTAATCGCTGAAAGAATTGTTGATGATGGCATTATTGAGCCATACTTTCAACATCAATGTAAGCTCCTAATAATCCTACGCAACGATTGAATAATGATCTACCCATTCTAAATGGAGTGCTAGTGAAATCTACTCCTTCGATTTGTCCTCCAGCGGCAAGTCTTGATTGGAAAACTTCGAGTGAAACGGCAAAGACGGCTGATCGAACAGGTTGGTTTCCAACATAAGTTGATGCGCTAGAAAGGGTAGCAGTTCCGGATGGGATGACATTAGCTTCGAGTATATCGGCATTAGTGATCGATGCCGCAAAGGTATATTGTCCAAGATCATCTGCCAAGACTGTTCTTGTTCCGTTGTAGGGAGTTCCGCATCCTGCGATGACAACTGATTGTCCTTCCGTAAATTCATGTATGCCAAGTGTAGTGAAAATGGCGACATTATTTGTCAGCGACACTTTCTGAATTGGACTTTTGAATGTGACCAGCATTGGAAGGATTACGCCTTCGGCTGTATCGATAATTTCATTAAGATAACTGTCTGAATATAAGGATGATGACACACCAAGCACACTTCTCAACTCTGTGGCTGTAATTATGCTTGGCATGTCATCTCCTTTTTACTCCCATTTATAGCTGCCTACCAGCGGGAGCACCAGTAGGCATTAGATTA